GGCAAAATGCACCACAAGCTTACAAAAAAGATGATGAAGCTTGCTCATAAGCATGCTATGAATGAAACTTCTGAGGAACATCATGACGTTAGCATGTATCCTCATTTTCATGAATTTGCTGCAGGTGCATTGCATGCAAATTCGCTTCCAAATAAAAAGGAAGCTCATGCAGAAGCAGGAAAGACGAAAATTCCTCCGCGTCTTGTAAAACATGTAAAGGAAGCAGAAGAAAGGCTACGCCGCGCAAAAGAAAATGGAATGAATCTTCATGCTGCTGGAGGATCAGCAGATGAAGGTGCTGACGATCATGAGGGACACCCAATTCCTCGTCACGCTCTACACGCATTAGAAAAATTATATTATTAATAGAGTAGTTAATGAAAAAATTCTCGGAATTACGAGGAACACCCAGAAAGGTTGGGACGAAGCTGCCAGACCCTCCGATGGTTGTGCTGTTAAAACGCAAAGGTATTAGGAATTTTCCTAATGGCGAAAGAATTGCGCTATACCACAACGACCAACTCAACCTTGATGTAAGTGTTCCTTATTTCCCTTACGAATATGGTGATAAAAAAATTCCATATAGTAGCTTGAAAGAAGGTGAAACGATATGGAAGAAGTTAGGAGCAATAGCAAAAGGTAAGCCAGGAGATGTGACGTTTCCTAATGGTGCTGTTTTAAAGAATGTTCAACCAGCAACTGCTGCATCTGTTGCATCACTACGTCAACTTATAAATACTTACAATAGGAAAAGATTAGCAGATAAAATTAACACATCTCCTTCAGACTTTAATGATGTTGTTAAATTCGTCAAAGCTAATGACATAAAATAGGAATATCAATATGGCATCATATTTAACTCAACAAACTTTAGTAGATACTGGCAAAACGACAATAATAAAAATTACTGAGCGTTTCGAATCTTCTAATGATCGTTATTTTGCTGCTGTTGTTCCTAGCAGTTTAAGTTTCGCAAACACATCACAGACTTGTATTGTTTCTGTAGAAAAGATTCAATATTCTACTGGGTTTGCGAACGGTTCCATGAAATTATATTGGGATAGTGGATCAGATCCAGTTGATATAGTTAATCTAGGTAAATCTCAGTCTGGTCATTTTGACGCTTATATCATTAATAATTCAACTGCTCCATTGGGCGGCAACATTAATCTTCAAGTATACAATACACAAGCTAACGATAGCTATACAATTATTGTGCATTTGAATAAGGAAAGTGGATTCGCTAACGCTTATATTGATTATAACGATTCATCTTATAATCCATAAAAATGTTGGGATTTAGAGAATTCTTGTCAGAAACTATAGGAGCAGTTGGAAGATTAAGAATTATCAACGCCAGAGTTAGACAAGGTAAGTTGCAAAGAAGAAAGTATGTTTCGAACGCAAAGAATTATAAATTAAATAGAAAAGGCAGTCTAGTTAGAATTACTAATGCTGAAAGAGTTCGAAGAGAACTCGGAGCTCTTAAGGCAAAGAGAAAAAGAAAAGCCAATATGACTTGGATTTTATTTAAAAGAAAAATAGATTTAGCAAAAAAAAGATCACTAGGATATCACTAATGAAATTAATTAGAGAAACAATCGAAGAAGTTAAATATTTGACTGAAGAAAAAGATGGGGAGAAATCTCTTCATATTTCAGGACCATTTTTGGTCGCCGAAAAAAAGAATAAGAATGGTAGAATATATCCTACTGATGTATTAAAGAAAGAAGTTGATCGTTATATAAAAGAATTCGTTGAAAAGAAAAGAGCATTCGGCGAATTGGGACATCCAGAAACTCCAACAATTAATCTAGATCGCGTCAGTCACATGATTGTAGATCTTAAACAAGATGGTGACTGCTGGATTGGTAAAGCAAAAATTTTAGGAACACCAATGGGAAAGATTGCCGAGAACCTTATTAAAGGTGGCGCTCAACTTGGTGTTTCTTCACGAGGCATGGGCTCATTAAAGAGCATAGATGGCGTAAACTATGTTCAGCCCGATTATTATCTTGCTACAGCAGCCGACATCGTCGCAGACCCGAGCGCACCAGGAGCATTCGTTCAAGGTATTATGGAAGGTAAAGAGTGGGTTTGGGATAATGGTTTAGTCAAAGAAGTTGAAATAGATGAAATGAAAAAGGCTATTATCAACGCAAAACGCAGACAGTTGGAAGAGATTCAGATACGTCAATTTGAGAACTTTATCTCAAAATTATAAATTAATGTTACATTATACTTATAAAATAACAGATCCTCAGAGCGGCAGATATTATGTCGGAAGGCATAGCACAGAAAATATTAATGATAGCTATATTGGTTCTGGCAAATGGATAAGATCATTAAATGATAAAAAGAATTTGATTAAGGAAATTCTTTCATACTATGACGATTTTAAATCATTATGTGAGGCTGAGAAAACTTTAATAACAGAACATTATAATAATGAATTAAATATGAACTTCAATAACTCTTCTGTTGGATTTGCGACAGGAAATTTAAATCCTGCTCATTCTGATAAAGAAAAACAAAGAAGAAATAATTGGAATTGGATGAAAACAGAAGATGGAAAAAGATATGCATCAATAAATAATCCATCTAAAAAAGATTCAGTTAGAGAAAAAAGAAAGCAAAAATCAAATCAACAATTGGATGAAGGATCTCATAATTTCCTAAAATCTAATGTTAGAATAAAGGTTATTGAAGCTGCCAAACTAAGGTTTAAGAACAATAACCCTATGAAAAATCCTGAAATTTTAAAAAAGTTTCAAAAACCACAAGAGAGGATTGAATGTCCTCATTGCGGAAAAATAGGTGGTAAATCTTTAATAAAGAGATATCACTTTGATAATTGTACCAAATCTACCACAGCGGTAGCCCAAAAATTTAATTTTTATAAATAAAATATCGAAATAGGAGTTTACTAATGACAGTCCGTACACTAGCAGAAGCTGCCGCTGAAGTTCTAAACAAGACACGTGCTACAGCCCCAGCAGAATCAATGCATACAATGCCACATAAGGTCGTTGATCTTGGCGGCGCAACATGGGAAAATCCAGAGGGAACAGATGTTGGAACAGCAGCTGCTTCTCATATGGGTAAAGCAGAAGAGCCAGGAACAAAACCAGCTTCTGATACAAAAGAAGGCATGAAGAAATTAAAGGGTCATCCAGAAGACCACGAAGGTCATGCAATGGTCGATCCAGAGCACCTAAATGGTCCTGGCGTCGATACAGCAGGACATGGCTATGCTCATCCAACAATGGAAGAAGGCGTGCCGCCAACATATAACGTAGTTCATCCAGTCCATGGAGTTATCGGCACTCATAATGCTGCAGTAGGATTTGCTCCTTCTAAGCCTCACTTAGGATTTAAACCCTCAAAGTTAGTTCCAAATGGAGCTAAAATTGATCATGATTCTGGACCGTTGGAAGAAGATCAAGATTTTGAAGAATCGGCAGAACTTTCAGAAGAAGAGCTTGAAGAAGCCAAGAAAGCCAAATGGGCAATGATGAAAGAAAAGATGCACAAGATGGGCGGCATGAAAGAAGATATGGATGCCCTCTTTAATGGCGAAGAGCTTTCAGAAGAGTTTAAGAACAAGGCTGCAACCATTTTTGAATCAGCTGTAATTGCTCGCGCTATTACCGTTGTAGAAGAAATGGAAGCTGAGATTCTTGCTGCTGCTGAAGAGTCAATTGAAGAAATCAAGAATGAGCTCGAAGAGCAGGTTGACGCATACCTCAACTATATGGTTGAAGAGTGGGTCAATGAGAATCAGGTCGCTATCGAATCTGGCTTAAAGGCAGAGATCGTAGAAGACTTTATGACTGGCTTAAAGAATCTTTTCGCAGAACATTATATTGATGTTCCAGATGAGAAGATTGATATTCTTGAAGCAATGGCTGAAGAGAACGAAGCGTTAGAAGCAAAGCTTAACGAAGCTCTTAATAACAACATCGAACTTTCACAAGCTATTGTCGAAGCAACAAAATCAGAAATAATTACATCAGTTTGTGAGGGACTCACCGCCACACAAGCTGAAAAGGTAAAAACACTCGCAGAGGGTGTAGAGTTCACCACAGAGGGTGAATATGCAAAGAAGCTAGAAATAATTCGCGAGAATTATGTCTCAGCAGAACCATCAAAGGTGAAGCAGTCGACGAAACAAGTTCAGTTATCTGAGCAAGCTTCAGAGCCTGTGGTTCCACAAGAGGTATCACCTGTTATGGAACATTATGTGCGCGCAATTTCACGCACAAACCCAAACTAATCTGTGAAAACTCTATCTTAACAACTTAAAGGAAATAAAATGTATCTTTCAGAAACAATCCAAAACAAATGGGCTCCAGTATTGGATCACCCAGATCTCGGTAAGATCTCAGATCCATACCGCAGAGCAGTAACAGCTGTCGTTCTCGAGAACCAAGAAAAGGCTCTTCGTGAAGAAGCTGGCATTCTTAGCGAGTCAGGAGTTGGCGGTACACCTGCTAACTTTGCTGGCTATCAGGGTTATGGTACAGGCGCAGCTGCTGGTGGTCCAGTTGCTGGTTTTGACCCAATCCTCATCAGCTTGGTTCGCCGTTCACTTCCAAACCTAATGGCATATGACATTTGCGGCGTTCAGCCAATGACAGGTCCAACAGGACTTATCTTTGCAATGCGCTCAATTTATGCAAATAGCACAACTTCAGCCCTTACAGCAACCACGCCAGAAGCTCTCTACCAAGAAGCTAATACTGCATTTTCTGGTAATGGCAAGAATACGCTATTTACATCAGGCAATAATCCAGATGCAAATGTCAATCCAGGTACAAGCAATGCTTCAGTATTTGGTCTTGCAAACACTGGTTATGGTTGGCCAACAAACGTAGGTGAAGGTCTTGACACTTCTTCAACGATGAACCAGATGGGTTTCTCGATTGAAAAAGTAACTGTTACTGCAAATACACGTGCATTAGCAGCAGCCTACACCCTAGAACTTGCACAGGACCTCAAGGCTGTTCATGGTCTAGACGCAGAAACTGAGTTAGCAAATATTCTTTCAACAGAAATTCTTGCTGAAATCAATCGCGAAGTTGTTCGTACAATTTACGCAACATCAGTTCCTGGTGCTTCTTTCACATCTGTTCCTGGCGTTTACAACCTCGCACCAAACGGTTCAGGTGACAACAGCGGCAGATGGCAGGTTGAAGCCTATAAGGGTCTTATCTTCCAGATTGAGCGCGAAGCTAATAAAATCGCCAAAGATACCCGTCGTGGCAAGGGCAATATGATCGTATGTTCGACAGACGTCGCATCAGCCCTCGCAATGTCAGGTCTTCTAGACTATCAATCAGCTCTCACCAACAACACCAACTTAACAGTTGATGATACAGGCAATACATTTGCTGGTACACTCTTCGGACGTGTAAAAGTATATGTTGACCCATACTCAGTTGCTGGCGCAGACTATGTTGTAACAGGCTATAAGGGAACAGTTGCTTATGACGCTGGACTCTTCTATTGCCCATACGTCCCACTCCAGATGGTACGTGCAATTGATCCTAACACCTTCCAGCCAAAGATTGGCTTCAAGACACGTTATGGTCTAGTTGCAAACCCATATGCTCAGGGCGCAGTTCAAGGTCTCGGTGCTCTTGTTAATAATAGCAACGTCTATTATCGCAAGTTTATCGTTGCCAACTTGAAGTAATATTGAGTAAAATTCAGTTAATAATAATAACAAAAACTGAAGAAAACTGGGGAGCCCTAAAAAGCTCCCCTTTTTTTTGAACTAAATAATTATGATAAGGATGAGGAAATTAAATGGCAAGTTCACTGACGCCCATAAATCAAAATCCAGCTCAAAGTACAAAGTTTCAACTACACTTTGATCGCTTGCCATATATGACATTTTTCTGTCAGGCTGCAAATATTCCTGGAATTAATATTGATGCTGTTCCACAACCAACAGTATTTGTTGAATTATACACACCAGGAGATAGACTACACTATGATACATTAGATATTAAATTTATTGTAGATGAAGATTATAGATCATGGCAAAGCGTGCACGATTGGATTCGCGGACTCTCTTTCCCATATGATTTTGAAGAATACATTGGATTGAAGTATCAAAATCGAGGTTTACCTCCAGGCTTGCCAAATCAAGCTCCGCAATATAGCGACGCCATTCTTTCCATTTACACAAATAAAAACAATGAAAATTTTAAAATTAAATTTGTTGATTGTTTTCCCGTGAGTTTAACTGGTATAAACTTAGACACAGAAAATAATGCTGATACGATCATATACGGCGAAGCGTCATTTAAATTTAGCTATTATAATATAGAAAGAGTATAATAGAGATTATTTGTTTTTGTTGTGGATTAATTTATGAAACCAACTGATATTTTCAAACTTATAGAAATGTGGGAAAAAGATTCTGTTATTGATCAAACAGATCCTAGCAGAGAATTAATTCGCATTCCAATACTACATTCAAAATATGTTAAAGAATATACATTACATTCTCTAGCATCAAAACAATGCGCATTTGAATTTAATAAAATGAAAAAACTAAAGTGGGAATATTATCAAGGTCGTCTTGATGAATCAGAATTAAAAAAGTATGGCTGGGAACCTTTTCGTTTCGTTCTCAAACAAGACATTAATACATATCTAGAATCTGATGAAGATCTAGCAAAACTTAATGCGAAAAAATCTCTACACGATCAGGCAGTTGATGCATTGAGTATGATCATCAAAGAATTAAATGCAAGAACTTATCAACTCAGAGCTTTTATTGATTTTGAGAAGTTCGTACACGGACAAGGCTAAATGAGTGAAATCATAGTAACTAAAATCAATGAGGTATATGTTCAGCTAACTTGCGATGAAAGTCTAAAAGCAGAACTAACAGACTACTTTTCATTCTTTGCTCCCAACTATCAATTTCATCCTCTCTATAAAAAAAGAGTATGGAATGGAAAAATTTATCTCTTCAATAAAAAGACATGTTATTTGTATGGTGGATTAATACGCTATCTTAAAGAATTCTGCAAAGAAAGAGAAATTAAAGTTACCATTGATCCCTCAGTTCAAGATTTCAATCAATTTACATTAGAAGAAGCTCAACAGTTTGTTGAAAATATAGATCTACATTCTCGCGGTCAACCAATTGAGCCGAGAGATTATCAATATACTGGTTTTGTTAAAGCAATTAAATATCGCAAGCTGTTACTTCTTTCTCCAACAGCCTCTGGTAAATCTCTGATCATATATTTGATCACACGCTTGTTATTAAATAATGATTGCAAAAAAGGTTTATTGATTGTTCCAACTATATCTCTTGTTGAACAGATGTATGGAGACTTCAAAGATTATTCATCTGCTAATGGTTGGGATGTAGATAATGAAGTTCAAAAGATATATCAAGGAAAAGAAAAATTCGTTACTAAACCAATGACGATTTCTACATGGCAAAGTATTCATGACTTTCCTAAGAAATTCTTCCAACAATTTGATTTTGTGATCGGAGACGAAGCTCACGGATTCAAAGCTAAATCTCTCTCAAATATTATGACCAAAATGGTTAATGCCAAATATCGTATCGGCACAACTGGAACAATTGACAATACAGAAGTTCATAAATTAGTTTTAGAGGGACATTTTGGACCAACATCAAAAATAGTGACAACAAAAGAACTGATGGACAAAGGTCAATTGTCAGACCTAGAAATCAAGTGTATTGTATTAAAATATCCAGAACATCTCTGTAAGTTAGTCAAAGAGATGGAGTTTCATGAAGAGATGGATTTTATTGTGACTAATGTTGCAAGAAATAAATTCATCACTAATCTTGCTATGGATCTCAAAGGTAATTCGTTGATTTTATTCCAATATGTTGACAAACACGGTAAAATACTGTATAATAATATACTAGAAAAAACTAAAGATCAACCAAACAGAAAGATTTTTTATGTCTCTGGTGAAACAGAAGCAGAAGATCGCGAAGCTGTGAGGCATATCACCGAAGAACAAAACGATGCAATTATCGTCGCTTCATATGGTGTGTTCTCAACAGGCGTTAATATTCGACGCCTACATAATATTATATTCGCTTCACCAAGTAAATCTAAAATTCGTAATCTACAATCCATAGGACGTGGATTGAGGCTCGGAGAAGGAAAGGAAAAGGCAACTCTTTATGATATATCTGACGACTTAAGAACTGGTAATCATGTAAATTATACTATGAACCATTATGCTGAACGAGTGAAAATATACCATGCCGAGAAATTTAAAATTTCAACATATAAGGTAGAATTAAAAGATGCCCAAGAATAAAAACACTGTTGTTTTAGAATCAACAATTAGATTTATGAGACTGGCAAACGGAGACGACATCATCTCTGAAATTAAAGACGACGGCAAAATCAGCATGATATTGACTAATCCGATGCGCGTCATTGTTGATGCCGATCTAGATGTCGGTAAGCAGACTATCTATATGCACACTTGGATGCCACAAGGCATAGCAAAAGGAAATGAATGTAGGTTGAATAAGAAAGATGTAATTTTTATTGCGGAGATTGAGCAGGATATTTCGGACTATTATAAAGGAATGGTATTCGATTTAATAGACGACAATCTTCCGTTAAAGATTGAAAAGAAAGAGAAAGAATATATGGATGATGATAAGAAAGTAATTACATTTACTAGTAAGAGTAATAAAGATAAACTTAATTGAGTATCACTTCATACGCGACACACTGATTATACCGAGTTAAGATTTTAAAGGCAAATTATTATGGTAGAAACAAAAAAGCGAACACATTATGTAAATAATGCTGATTTATTGAAAACAATCGAACAATACAAAAAGGACTGTAGGAAAGCCAAACGTAATAAAACAGAAAAACCAAAAATTCCTGATTACATCGGAAAATGTTTAATGCTTATTGCTGAAAATCTTTCACACAAGCCTAATTTTCTTTCATATTCTTTTAGAGATGAAATGATTGCTGATGCGATTGAAAACTGTGTAATGTATTTTGATAATTTTGATCCAAAGAAATCCAAAAATCCATTCGCATATTTCACACAAATTATCTATTATGCTTTCATTCGTCGCATACATAAAGAAAAGAAACAGCTTTATGTTAAGTATAAGTCAACTGAGCAAATTGGTGTGCTTAATGAATATGAGCAATTTGAGCTGGAAGAAGCTGGAAGTAATTATAGACAGTATGAGCAATATGATAATATCTCAGAGTTTATAGATAACTACGAAAAAGCAAAACTCAAGAAGAAACGTAAAACAAAGAAATCGTTAGAACTTTTAATAGATGACGATGAGGTAGTAACAAATGATTAATCAAGTAGAAGATTTTGGATTTTCTTTTCATGATGAAAGTGAAATTGATGAAAAAATCAATACAGCTGTTTCAACAACTGAAAAAACCTATGCTCAAAAATTAGCTGCAGTGGAAGCTATTATAGTTCCGTTCATGCAGAATTTAATGAGAGATCCTGAAAAGGTAATGATAAAATGGCCAAATCGTAAAGAAGTTGTCGAGAAACAATTAAATAAAATTTTGGCTATTACAAAAAAATAAGTTATAATTGATGAATCCAATTATTGGAGTTCAACGTTGAAGATTGCTATTTTGGGTGATACTCACCATGGGATGAGAGGTGACTCCGTTCCATTTCATAATCTCTATAGAAAATTCTACCTAGAAACATTCTTTCCATATCTAGAACAGAACAACATTAATGTTGTGTTTCAGATGGGAGATCTTTTCGATCGTAGAAAATTTATCGGTTTTCAGACGCTCGCTCTGAGTCGTAAATATTTCTTTGATGTTCTTCGTGACAAGAACATAGAATTTCATACTCTATTAGGCAACCATGACATTGCCTATAAAAATACACTAGAAGTTAATTCTCCGCAGCTACTTCTAAACGAATATAAAAATATTAAAATTTACGATAAACCAGAAACAGTTACATTCGATGGCGTTGATGTTGACATTATTCCTTGGATTTGCGCAGAGAATGAAACGCAAATATTAGAGTTCATAAACAAGAGTAATTCTCAGCTCTGTTTTGGTCACTTTGAACTTGCTGGTTATGAGATGGATCGTGGTAATATATGTTATGAAGGTATGAATGATGAAACGCTGAAGAAGTATGATCTAGTTCTTAGTGGCCACTTTCACCATAGAAGCTATAACGGACACATATATTATGTCGGAACTCCAGGAGAGATGACTTGGGCTGACTATAATGATAAGCGCGGATTTCATATTTTTGATACCGAGACTCGTGAAATGGAGTTTATTGAAAATCCATTCAGAATGTTCCATAAAATCATATATGACGATAAAGAAGAAACGCTTGAGTCTGTAACAACAAAAGACTTCAGCCAATATAAAAATACGATGGTCAAAGTTGTTGTTGCGAATAAAACAAATCTAGTTTTGTATGATATGTTTCTTGACAGTTTATATAAAACATCCCCAGTTGACGTTTCTATCGTTGAAGATTTTACAGACTATTCAGAAATATCTGACGATGATATCGTCGATCAATCAGATGACACAGTTACAATACTTGATAAAGTAATTGAATCGTTAGAAGTTAGTTTAGACAAAACTAAACTTAAAAATGTAATGCGCGAAATATATGTTGAGGCTCAGGCTTTAGAAATAAAATGATCACATTCAGAAAACTTAAATGGAAGAATTTTCTATCTACTGGTAATTCCTTCACAGAAATACAGTTAGATAATTCTTCGAGCACACTTATTGTTGGAACAAATGGCGCAGGTAAATCGTCAATGCTTGATGCATTGACCTTTGCCTTGTTCGGTAAACCATTTCGTGGAATCAATAAACCGACTCTAGTCAACTCAATCAATAACAAAGATTGTGTCGTCGAAGTGGTTTTTAATATTAGTCAGAAACACTATAAGATCATTAGAGGCATTAAGCCGAATATTTTTGAAATCTGGTGCGACGGTGAAATGTTAAATCAAGAAGCTGCCAGCAAAGATTATCAACAAATTCTAGAAAGCCAAATTTTAAAATTTAACTACAAAGCATTCACTCAGATCGTTATACTTGGTTCTTCTTCTTTTGTCCCGTTCATGCAACTTTCAGCCGCAGATCGTAGAACTATTATTGAAGACTTGTTAGACATTAATGTTTTCTCTTCAATGAACTTGATCGTTAAAGAGAGGGCGACCACAATCAAAGAAAAGGCTATTGAATTAAAGTCAGAAATAGAAAGCACTCTCTCTAAGATTGAAATGCAAAAGAAGTTTATTGAAGACGCTCAGAAAAATAACAATGAACAGATCGAAGCAAAACAAAAAGATCACGATGAACACGTTCTACAAGTTGAAAAACTAACGAAAGATGTTGGCTTGGTTCAAAGACACATTGATGCTTTGATTAAAACAATTACTGATGAAGACACTCTGAAGCAGAAACAAAAAAAACTCAATCAGCTTGAGGCAAAGATTGAACAGAATATTTCTAAAGCTGAAAAAGATATTGAGTTCTATACCAAGAATAGCACCTGTCCTACTTGTGACCAGAAAATTAATAATAAAGATAAAAAAGTTGATCAGTGTAATCATAAGATTACAGAGTTAACTGACGGCATAAACAAACTACAAGAAGAATATAACAAAGTCAGCCAAAGGCTAATTCAAATAAGTGAAGTGCAGAAAAAAATCAACACTCATAATAACGAAGTTACTCGAATCAACGCTTCGGTCGCCCAGATAAACAAGTACATCAAAAAACTCAGTAAAGAGATAGAAGATCTTAAGGGCAAAAAAGTTCTTAGCGAAGACATGATGAACGTATCAAAAGAGTTGGTCGATAAACTTCAAGAATTAAATGAAGAAAGAAAAAAGCTAACTGACGACAAAAGTTATATTGATGTTGCTGCTACTTTATTAAAAGACTCTGGAATTAAAGCTAAAATCGTTAAACAGTATTTACCTGTGATTAATAAACTGATCAATAAATATCTAGCGGCTATGGACTTTTTTGTTAATTTTGAAATTAATGAAGAGTTCAAAGAAACAATTAAGTCGCGTCATCGTGATGACTTTAGTTATCAGAACTTTTCAGAGGGCGAGAAATTAAGAATTGATCTTGCCTTGCTATTTACTTGGCGTGCTGTTGCGAAAATGAAGAGCAGCATGAATACTAATTTGTTGATATTAGATGAAGTATTCGACAGTTCGTTAGATAATAGTGGAACTGAAGAGTTTATGAAACTTATTGACACATTAACAGATACTAACGTGTTCGTAATTTCTCATAAAGGAGACATTCTCATGGATAAATTTAAAAACGTAATTAAATTTGAAAAGGTAAAGAATTTCTCGAGAATGGTTTAATGTTTAATGTAGGAGTCACTGGTGGACGTGACTATAAAGATGAAGCCCACGTATGGCAAGTATTAGATAATATCTACCACACAAATGCTAACATCAATATAATTGTTGGTGACGCTACAGGTGTTGATAACTTTGCTCGTAAGTGGGCAACTGAAAGAAAAGTTCCTGTTTTCGTTTATCACGCTAACTGGGAAGCATACGGTAGATCTGCTGGACCAATTCGTAATAAAAGAATGTTAGATCATGGTCTTGATTTGTTATTATCGTTTAAAGGTGGTCGTGGCACAGCCCACATGACTAGAATTACTAAAGAACAAGGTGTTGAAGTGAGGATGGTATAATGAGCGAGAAAAAATTTAAAGTTGTTAATGGCGAAACATATGAGTATGTTTTATACAAACGTGTAGATCCAAACTCAGATATTCTAAAACAAAAATTAGAACCATTTAATTTCAGTAAGCCTCCAGTTAATCCTAGAGAACTTGCCGTTTCATTAATTGAAACTATGGTTAAGTATCGTGGCGTTGGTCTAGCAGCAAATCAAGTCGGACTTCCTTATCGCGTATTTGTTATGGGAGCTGAGAAAGTCGGATTTGCTTGTTTCAATCCAGAAATCTTAGAAAGAAGCGGAGAAGAAATCATTGAAGAAGGTTGTATCTCATTTCCAGGATTATATCTGAAGATTCCGAGAGCAGCCAGCATTAATGTTCGATATACCGACATGAATGGCGTCACCAAGGAAGAACGGTTCGATGGACTTACTGCCAGAATCTTTCAGCATGAGTTGGACCACTTAGATGGAATTTGTTACACAAGTAAAGTCAGTAGACTAGTTCTAGAAAGAGCCAAAGAGAAAGTTAAGATTAACTTGAAGAAAGTAAATAAACTTAAGAAAGCATACGAAGACCTCAATCAATTAAAAGAAAAATCAGAAAAGCTTTCTAATAAAATACAAAAGATAACAGAAGCTCCAAAAAAGGAAACTCCAGCAGTATTCGAGTATAATGTTGGGTAGGGTGATCGTAAGTTATTGATTTAATTTGAGTTATTTACGTTGCTTTTATTTCTTTATTACAGTATAATGGTATTAAAGATTAAAGAGGTAAACGTAAATGACTCAATTATTTGAATCGAAATCTGTACTTGCGAAATTGCTCGCAGAAGAAAATCTTAACATTGTACACCGTAAGGTTAAGACAGCATATTTCGATTTAAATTCTCGTTCCATTATTCTTCCTTTCTGGAAAGAAATGGATGGCGTCATTTATGATCTTCTCATGGGTCATGAAGTCGGTCATGCTCTTAACACCCCGAAGCAGGGTTGGCATGATGCCATTTCTGAAAATTCTGCTCTCAAATCTTATTTGAACGTCTGCGAGGACGCTCGCATCGAGCGCAAGATGAAGGACAAGTTTCCTGGTCTGCGTCGTTCGTTTGCTCTTGCTTACAAGAAACTCCACGAAGAAGATTTCTTTGGTCTGAATGGTCTTGATGTCAGCAAGCTGCGTCTCATCGATCGTATCAATATTTTCTTCAAACTCGGCGCACACGTTCGCGTTCCTTTTACTCAGGAAGAACTGAAATACGTTGATCGTTTGCAAGTTGCTAATACTTGGGACGACGTCGAAGTTATCGCTCGCGAACTTTACGCTAAAGCCTTAGAAGATAAAAAAAATAATCCTGATCAAGACAATGATGAACCTGAGAATATGGACGGGTTTCCCGTCAGTAACGATTCTGATGATTCTGATTATGATGATGAATCAGAAAATTCTGAAGATTCAGAAAAAGGCGAAAATGGTGACGACGGTGACGTCGACTCGAACGAGTCAGATGAAAATTCTGATTCCGATTCTGATTCGGAAGAATCTAATGATACTTATGGATCTGACGCTTCGGAAGAAGAGCCAGAAGATCAAGATGACGTCAGTTCTATAACTGATCGCGCTCAGCGTATTAACGAAAACAAGCTTGTTGAAAATACTGAGGGTGAAATTCTAATCGCGAATATTCCTGAGTATAATGACAAGTATTTCATTAGTCACACAAAAGTACATTACAAAATCTCTCAGGCGATCGCGATCGCGAAATCTAAAATAGAATATAAAGATTTCATGGATCTGTATGACGCACGGTATACAGATTTGATCAAGCGTTCTACTCCTATGATCAATTACATGATCAAGGAATTTGAAATGCGCAAGAATGCTTCACAGTTGGCTCGCGCCAAGACTGCGAAGTCTGGTAAAATTAATCCTAAGAAACTTGCTCGATACAATCTAGATCAGGATTTATTTCAGCGTGTGATGAATGTGCCGTATGGCCAAAATCATGGTCTGGTAATGTTCATCGACCTTTCTGGTTCGATGAAAGCTATTATCGAAAAAACTTTCGAACAGGCTATTGTTCTTACAATGTTCTGTAAAAAAATTAATATTCCGTTTGAAGTTTATGGATTTTCTAACCACCATTCAGTACAACAATACAAGACCACGAGCGATTCTCACAAATATTGCGAATTGAAAGAAAATGATCTTTCGACCGCTGATGAGGGTTTCCACATCAAACAATATTTGAGTTCTTCGATGACAACTAATGTGTATCGCGAAAGCATAAAGAACATGCTTCACGTTGGTGCAGCTCATCGGAATTATTGGCTACAACATCTTCTCCCGTATACCGAGACGCTTTACGGAACTCCTCTTGATGAAGCTATAATTGCTTCTATTGATTTGGTTTCTTCTTTCAAGAAAAATCATAAACTTGATCGTGTGAATAGCATTTTTCTAACTGATGGCTGCGGCGCACCATCATATGGTGTTACTCGATATAATTATGCTGGAAAATTGCAAGAACATTTCTTTAATCCGAAAGATACTGTTTTTGTTCAACACAAAGAAACCAAAATTCGTGCGCGAATTGAAAATAAAACCAAGAACAGCAACCGTTCTGACTATTATGCGAGCTCTCGTGCGCTGCTTGAAATAGCACAAAAAGTAACTGGTGCGAAATATACTGGATATTTTATTGCTTCTAAGCATGACATTTATAATTCTGTTATGCCTTATGAGTTTCAGTATATTAATAAAGTTGTCGAAAAAGAACAGCGTAGGTCAATTTCGGAAAAAGTGAACGATCAGGGATTTTATGCTTCTGACAAATTTGGCTTTTCTGAATACTTCTTTGTTCTTAATTCTAATCTTAAAATTGAAGAGCAGAAGATCGAAGTCGAAGCAGAAGCCAAAAAAGGTCAGATTGCTCGAGCCTTCGCTAAGTCTCTGAATAATCGTGGACTCCAGCGTATGTTCTTGAATCGATTCGTCCAGAACATCGCTGCATAAGTTATTGATTTTGTTGAGCTAATTAATATTGTCTTTTGAAGTCTATTATAGTAATATAGTAATATAGTTTGTAATGAGGGAGTGATTTTATGCCAAAGGTTTCATATAACGAAGAGCAGCAGAACGATCTTTTGTCGTCGCTGAATAAATTTTATCAGCGGGAAGTTTTGTCTTCGGGCGAAATACGCGAGTTTACTGAAAACAACAATTTGCCGTTTCCCCATTTCTTGTTTCGCGACAAAACTCGAAAAGTTACTCATGGCAAGTATTCTGTTGCCATGGTCGCGAACGTTTCGCCTTTGCGACTGCCGCCAATGCCTAAGATAAATAAGAAAGAAGTCATGGTCGTCGAAACTACAACTGAGAGTGCTCCTATGAAACTTAAGTCGATGCAGGCTGATGTTTCATGCTCTGTTCCTGATCGAGATCCGACTTATGTGCCGTTCGGCAATTACTCAGACATCGAAAAAATTATCGCATCTAAAATCTTCTTTCCTGTTTATGTTACTGGTCTTTCTGGTAACGGCAAGACCATGTCAATCATGCAAGCTTGCGCCAAACTCAAGCGCGAACTGCTTCGAATCAATGTGACCGAGGAGACCGATGAGCTCGATCTGATCGGCGGCACTGAGTTGGTTGATGGTAACACTGTCAATCGCGAGGGCGCTGTTCTTCTTGCGATGCGCCGTGGTTCTGTACTTTTGATTGACGAAGGCGATCTTAATAATACCAAAATTCTCTGCCTTATGCCGATCCTTGAGGGTAAGCCATACTTCAACAAGAAAACAGGTGAAGTCATCCATCCGACGCCTGGATTCAATATCTTTATCACTGGTAACACCAAGGGCAAGGGTTCAGAAGATGGTCGCTTTGTCGGCACAAAGGTGATGAACGAAGCATTCCTTGAGCGATTCAGTATTACAATGGAGCAGGAATATCCTTCAGCTTCTGTTGAAAAGAAAATCGTTCTTAAGAACATGGAACAGCTCGGTAACGTTGATGAAGATTTCGCAACCAAGCTTTGCACTTGGGCTGAAATTATTCGCAAAACGTTTTTTGATGGCGGCACTGATGAGTTGATTACAACTCGCCGTCTTGTTCATATTGTTAAAACTCATGCAATTTTTAATGATCGTCTAAAATCGATCAATCTTGCTCTTAATCGTTTTGATAATGAAACGAAAACTGGGTTCTTAGATCTTTACACGAAATGTGATGCTTCTGTAAATCCACCACATCCTGAGTCAGTCCCAACTGCACAGACTGCTGGCTCTACTAACATAACGACTTTTACTGATCCTCTTACTGGAGATGTAACCATTGAATCTCATGGGTATCGAACTGTAATTGCTCAGTCTGATCTTTTGAGTTCTTCTCTTACACAAGAAGAAATCGTACAGCGTCTTGTAAGTCATCATGATGCTCTTTCGACTAATCCTAGTGTCGTTCAGGCTCCTAATACTGTAAAGGTTGGTTAATTTTAAAATTAATTTTACTTTTACAATAAATTCAGTTATTATAACTGGGTAGTTCGTAAATCTGTGCCGCAACTTACGAATTTTTAAATGAGCGGTGTTTTGTTTGGAGTTATCATATGTCTGCTATTGAGTCAATGTTTAATTATTTGTCCAACGGCAATAAAGTGACCACGCGTCAGGCTCGTACCTTGTTTAAGGTTGAGAATGTCGCTGATCTCGTTTATCGTCTTCGCAACAATGGTGTCGCAGTGTACACCAACCGCGCGAAGTTGAGCGACGGCACTCGCACTTTTGTGTATCGTATTGGTACACCTTGTGAGGCTTTTGTAAAGAATTTTGCTTCGAGTCATTATGCTCGCGCTCGCAAGGTTCTTTATCGCCGTGCGATTAGTGCTTAATTTTAAGCACAGTTCAAAACTCTAAGAGTTATATGGGGGCGCAATGCCCCCATTTTTTGAATTTAAATTTTGCTCTTGGATAAGTAATGGTATATAATAGAGTTTTGAAAGCAGGAGAATACCATGGCTAAAATTATTGTAGCAAGAGAAAAAATTGATTGCGAACATCTCCTTGGACAATTCGTCGATGAGTCTCATTATGACACTCTCATCGAAAAAGATACTGATTGCTATATGGAAGTTGGATGTAGCATAATTGAAAAGGCTAACTGTAAAGAAAAAGATTGCAGTAAATGTTCCTCCGTCGATCCAACAAATGAACGTAAGATCGCATTCAAATTTCGTAAAAACTTCTTCTCTAAACAAGAACAAGAACAAGCCTATCAAGGCTTAAGAGAAGCAGCTACTTCTTCTCAAAATCGTGGGTTGGCTGCAGGACCGAAAGGTGAGAAATGCGGTGAGCGCGATTGGGTTACCAACTTTCAGATTGAAAGTTTAGAGTACCTTTCTGATTTGACTGATACTGTAATTAAAGTTGATCTAAAAGAAGAAATAGAGAGACTTCGTCAAATTCACAAAGATGAATCTTCAAGTAGGGGAATCGTTTGGCTCGCTAACGAAATCAAGAAAGACAACTTCAGTTTTGAAAATTGGCTTTCTAAAGTTATTAAGAAAAAGGATAAAGCTGAGATTCGTAAAGATGCTAAAGATGTGATGAGCAAATATATTTCTGATACGACATATGCAAATCCAGTGTTCTCTGGTATTGCTGGTTGGTTCGATCGTTATCCGCGTATTCCTTATGGAAGAGCGACTGCTTACACGCAAAACCACTATGATAAGTTTGAGATGGCATTCCCATTCTTACAATCACTTGATCGTGGGTTTAAAGAATTGTTGCCGTGGCGTTGGGGAAATCAAAGAGCAGCCGCTGATAAAATCGATCCACGTTTTTTAGTTCCTGATACAGTATTTACAACTATTACTGTTAACAAGACCTTCCGTACAGCTTGTCATCGAGACGCTGGAGATTTTACCGATGGTCTGAGTAATCTTCTTGTCTTATCTAATAACGGTAAGTATAGAGGTGGTTATCTCGTATTTCCAGAATATCGTGTGGCGGTTAATGTGCGTCCTGGCGATCTACTTCTTGTGAACAATCATGAGATCATTCATGGCAATACACCAATCGAACCATACGAAGATGGTGAGCGTATTTCGTTGGTATGTTATCTTCGCGAAAAGATGCTTGAACTTGGTTCATATGAATATGAAACTCATCGTTTTGAATTTGTAGAATCTCGTCGCAAGAATCCTGAACATCCTATGCAAAGGAAACTCTGGAATGGTATTTCGAAAAATTGCTTTTCAGACAGCCAAGATCCTAAACAAGATTGGGAAGCAGCCAAAGAATGGTATGAATTTTTAAAAAATAAACCAAATGGATATACTATGTTAAAGAAATATCACCCTTGGCTTATCGAAAGATTTGAGCATAAAAATAGTTTGGAATCATTATTTGGATAATTTATGAGTTTAATGTCATTGTTAGGTGAAGAGAGCCAACTCAGTTGGTTTCTCGATAGATATTCAAGCAACACTGGTCCTAAGATCGGATATCGTAGAGTTTCGGGTAAAGTTGGTCTTACTAACAACGAAGAAGGAATTCGCGGAGCTTGGGTAGAGAAACGAGTAGCCTTGTTCAAGACCTTGCTTGATGATAATTATAGAATTGATTTATTGTCAGAACCAACTGATGCTACTAAAGATGAACTATCAGATTATCATTCAAAGTATCAAGAATGCGACACTTTAATTCTTGAATTTGGCGGTACTAATTTACAGTTTTACAAAAAGTATTGGGATAAAACTGTAGAGATGATTAATGACCATAAAGGCAAGATCATATTCATCAATGATGATCCAGACTTAGCATTTCTCTGGGAATTATTACCTAATGAAAACTGGACTCGTTGGACTGTTGCTGCTAATGCAGTAAATCCTAAAGAAGTGGGTCAAGTCCTAGGATGTCCAACAGGAGTCAGAGTTGTTGATTATCCGATGGATGGTGGAATGGAATTTGCTGATTTTCATGATGGAGAAAATAAAAAGATAGTTTATATCGGTAGACCTAATGGTCGTTCTAAAATATTTAAAGAATTGACAAAATCTCCAGAACTCGTAATAGCTGGAAAGCCAGAAGAATGGAAAGATTTTCCAGATGTAAATGTAGTTAAAAATCCAAGTCAAAAAGATAGAAGGGCATTCTATCAAACATATGCTGGATGTCTTGCGGTCTATGATAACAAACATAAGACATGCGGTTGGCGCACAGGTCGAGCTTATCATGCTGTGTACGCTGGTATTCCTGTCTGTTCGCCAGAAGGTAATGCTGGATTAAATTGGTGTTATGGAATAGACACTGCTAGATCTCTATCTGACTTCGCTGAGACAGATAATTCCTTTAGAGAAAAAATTTGGAACCAACAAAAAAGAACCATTCAAATGACGAAAAAAGTTGATTTGATCAAGCTATGATTGTATCATATGATGTTGATGGCGTTCTCGCCGAGAAACCTCCAGCCTCAAAAAAGAGTTGGGGTAAAATGAACGGGGAAGAACGTAGAGAAAGAAAGCAATACTTAAATGATTGGTATAAAAATGCTGCTTCTCTAATACAACCAAAAGAAGATAAATTTTATGCTATCTCTGCTAGGAAAGCAGAACCGCATATCTATAAAATTTCTATGGATTGGCTTAATGCCAATTATAATAGTCGTGTAATCGAATTACATCTTCTTAGAGAATCCAGATCTATTAAGAATGTTGCTGCCTTTAAATCTGAGGTTATTATAAATTTGAATATAGAAAGGCATTATGAAGATAACAAGAAAGTATTAAAAGAAATGGAGAAATTACTGCCTCCATGGATAGAATTATATTTTTGGGAAAAGGGTATGATAGATCCAATCCCGTTCAAAAGTTAGCTATATAGTTACGTTGTTTATTGATTTATTAATTCACTGAGGTGTTAAATGAAATTAGAAATTTCTGTTGATCAACTAAAAAAGAATAAATTGTTTGTGGCGACGCCAATGTATGGTGGCCAATGCCATGGAATGTATGTAAAGTCCTGTCTTGATCTACAGAGCCTTTGCACACAATATGGAATTGAAGTTCGGTTTTCATTCATATTTAATGAATCCCTAATTACTCGCGCCCGTAATTATCTCGTTGATGAGTTCTTACGTTCCGAGTTCACTCATCTACTATTCATTGATAGCGATATCCATTATGATCCCCGCGATGTTATTGCTATGATGGCAATCGATAAAGAAGTGATCGGTGGTCCATATCCTAAGAAGTCTATTAAGTGGTCATCTGTAATTGAATCAGTGAAGCGTAAGCCAGATATCTCCCCGACTGAACTTGAAAAGGTCACTGGAGATTATGTGTTCAATGCTGTCGCAGGAACAGGTCAGTTTAATGTCGGCGAGCCATTAGAAGTTCTTGAGATCGGTACTGGATTTATGATGGTCAAGCGCGAAGTATTTCCTAAATTCGCTGAGAAGTATCCAGAATTCCGTTATAAGCCAGACCATGTCGGACAGGCTAACTTCGATGGATCGCGATACATCCACGCATATTTTGATACAGTAATTGATCACGGTAAGAGCGATCGTTATCTCTCAGAAGATTACATGTTCTGTCAGTGGTGGCGTAACATGGGCGGCAAGATTTGGCTTTGCCCATGGATGAGAACCCATCATATCGGAACATATGCGTTCCATGGAGATATGCCAGCAGTGGCTAACTATGTCGGCTCGCTATAATTATGATAGTCGGCTTAGTGGGTTCCATCGGGAACGGTAAAGGCGCCACCGCAGATATTCTTGTCAAAAAAGGATTCATCAAAGAAAGTTTCGCTAATAGTGTGAAGGACGCGGTCTCAGTTATCTTTGGCTGGGACCGCAGCCTTCTCGAAGGCGACACAGCTCAATCTAGAGCATGGCGCGAGCAGCCAGATGCATGGTGGTCAGAAAAGCTTGGTAGAGAAATGTCGCCAAGATACGCTCTTCAATTAATGGGAACTGAAGCAGGTCGAGATGTATTTCATCCTGACTTGTGGATTCTTGCTTTACAGAAACGATGCAGTATTAATAAAAATTATGTTATCGCTGATGTTCGTTTTCCTAATGAAATAAAATCAATTAGGGAAAATGGCGGTAAAGTTTTTCGTGTAAAACGCGGAGAAGATCCTATCTGGTATCAGACCGCATTTAAAGAAAACACTACAGATGAATATGATCAGTGGATGTTAGAAGATAAAAATGAATTAATGTCACAGAAGTATCCTGAAATTCATTTCAGTGAATGGGCTTGGGTCGGTTCGGAGATTGACGGTACTATTTTTAATGATGGTACGCTTGAAGATTTGGAGGTTAGTATCGATAACATTTTGAGTTGAATTGATTAGAGTATATAATATAATCTGTTTTATTATTGGAGATATTTATGAAATTGAGTGAAAATACTTTGAACGTTCTTAAGAACTTTGCTTCTATCAATCAAGGAATCCTCGTTAAGCCAGGAAAGACCTTGAGAACTATTTCTTCCAACAAGGCTATTCTTGCTGAAGCCAGCGTCGAAGAAAATTTCCCACAAGAGTTTGGAATTTATGACTTGAATAAGTTGCTCAGCGTTATTTCGAGCAATAAGAACTCACCTGAAGTTGAGTTTGAGAAGGACTTCCTTTCATTCAAGTCTGTAGGCACAATTCGCCTCCGTTACACTGCTCCAGCACTTATTCTTGTTCCGCCAAATAAGAACATCAATGTTCCTAATTATGATGTAAGCTTTGAACTCACTTCTGAAGTGTTCAGCTGGATCTTCAGTACAGCATCTATTCTCAAGTGTCCAAATATCGTAATCAAGTGCGACGGTAAGGGCGAAGATATTAACATCTGGGCTATGGATGTTAAGGGTGAGATTGTCGACGATGCTGCTGTTAAGGTTGATGGTACTTCTGATACAGCATTTCAAGCAGCGATTAAGGTTGAGAATCTTAAGGTCCTTCCAGGATCATATAAGGTTGAACTCTCATCTGTTGGCGTCGGTAAGTTTACAAGCCCATCAAAGAACTTGACTTATTGGATTGCTCTTGAGCAAGCTCATTCTTCATTCGGGAAGTAATTTATGATTCAGAAATATACAACAACACAGTTGAAAGAAATTAAGGGTAAGTTTGATGAGATCTGTAACTCAATGACGCGAGTCTCTGCTGAAAAAGATCTCGTTAAAGAGATCTACAATGATCTCAAGGAGAATTATGAAGTTCCACCTAAGATTGCTCGCAAGTTAGCCAAGACTTACCATAAGCGTAATCTTGCTGAAATCCGTGCAGAAAATGCTGACTTT